CGACTCCTGCCGTTTCTAACTCTTCGACAAGCTGTGCGCCATTGAGTGATTTTGGCTGTGTAAATTGAATCATTGTTAGGCTCCTAAATACGAGGCTTGGAAAGTGGTCAATTCTGATCCACCATTAAGGTTTAATGCGCCGCCTGAATTTTGATAAGTTTGGAAGTACACATAATCTGTCGCATTAAGACTTACCACATAAGAAAGCAAAACGTTACATTCGCCACTTACTTGTAAATTCCCAGAATTGTAGGTCAAGAATACCGCCGCATTTTTGTAAAGATAAATTCCACGAATTCCCGTTGTATTTGAAGCATAAGTAATTTTGGCTGTAATTAAGTATTTGCCGCCTTTGCCAGCAGGAATTGTTATTCTTTCGGCATTTGTTGCCGTATCGTGAAATCCGTCGGTGTCGTAATTTTCGGAGTTAAAAGTGACCGTTGTGTCCGTTGCGTTTGTTATGGAAGCGTTTGCCGATTTATACAATGAGCAACCGACGAAAGTTGCGCCACCTGCCGACGGCGTTGCCCACGCTGGCGCACCTGCGACAACGGTGAGCACCTGTGAAGTGGATCCAATGCCGAGACGATTGTAAGTTCCTGAACCTGTTCCTTTAATTAAGTCGCCAGCCGTTGTTATTGTTGTCGCCATGTCGTTAGTGACGGTTACGGTTCCCGATGTGCCACCGCCTGAAATACCTGTGCCAGCCGTGACGCCTGTGATGTCTCCCGGATTTGCGGCGATCCATGTGAAGTCCATGTCGGTATTAGAAGTTTTGGAAAGTACTTGACCAGTTGTTCCGCCTTTGAGCTCTGCCATTGTCGTATCGACGCCTTGACCGAACGTGTTGAAATCTGCCGGAAGATCGGTGACGAGATCGGTTGCCGTCGGCATAACCCAGCCGAAGTTAGTTGTTGGATTAGCCATTTTTTCTCCTTATGCCACGACTAGGGCGTGTTCCCAGTCAAGTGTAGGCGAGATAGTGTTCCATCTTTCGACGACACTCACGTCAAGCCACTTCATCGCACGAAGCGAATATGCGAATGGAGACATGATGAGAGTGAGCGAAAGTTCATTGTAGGAAGCTTGAAACCGCCAGCCTTCCACGAAGCCCTGAAAGGATCCGGAGTTCATGTTTATAGGTAAATCCATAAGGTTAATCGGAGCGCCCATGAAGATATTGATAAGAGAGTCACGATCGCCATTGTCGAGCTCTGGATTTGTCAATGCGAACGTTATGGATTGAAGAATTGCTAATGGATAGGCGCGAAGCTCTAGATAGAATGCCGCCTGACTTTCTGCGTCGGCTTGATGTTTAATTGTTGTCGTTACAATTTGAGCAAGATCTCCATATAACTCGATTGAGACCGGATCCGTGTCGCTGACTTCTCTTGTAGAGTTTGTACCGTATTGAATCGTTATGTCGTTTCGGACGTCTCCTGCTCTGGTCATAGTAGCGATTCCCGTACCGAGCGCCTGATTAGCTGTAAGATCTATAAAGCCATTCGCCGCCAGATATTGAGATCGGTGAGTCGAATCGGCATAGCTGATTTGACCTTGTGCGTTTTCGTAAATGTAACCGAATCCGGACGTAGCTAACGCCGAAATTAGGTCATACATAACGACTCGATTAGAAGCTCGTTGAGCGAGCTCATAATCTCCCGGCGTGTCAATTTCACCGAGCCCGGATTGCTCGGCGTTCGCCCACGTGATGGTCGGATCATAGGTCGCCCACGTGAGAGCTCCGGGAACCTCTTGCCAGTTATTGATGAGAAGATCGGTGAGAATTGTAAGGATCTGATTGCCGTCGAAATCCTGTGTCAAGACTCCGTCTGTGAGTGCCTTTTGAAGCCTTGCTAGGGCTCCCAGAGCCGTGATTGTGACGGTTTGAGTAATTGCTACCGAGCCGACCTGTGACACCGTAACGCCAATATCGACCACGGATCCGCCGAAAATCGGCACGAACGTCGCGGAAGTATCTTGTAATTCGATAGTGAGCGAATCATTGATTTCGACAATGACGGCGGATAGATCAAGATTGATGAGCCGAACCGTGGCATATCCGGCTTGTGCTTGCGTGTAGATATTTGTGCGTCCGGACGTGATGTTGAGATCGGCAAGAATGACGTCTGTGTAAGCGATTGAGTTTATCTTAACGCGCCAGACTGGAGCCCAATTAGTCATTAGAATTGAGCAAGCTGTAAGTTATTAGCGCCACCGGTTCCACGGAAAAGAGAATTATTTAATGTGTCCACGATTGTTCGGGCTGTGCCTTCTGGATCAATAGAGCCGCTTACGTTGAGATTTATTACTGTGCCACCGATTGCCGCACCTGTAACGCCAACGTTGGAGAAGTCCGGAAGCGTTCGTCCGAAATTGACCACCGAACCGCCCACGGCGGCTCCCGTCATTCCAAGCGATGAGAAGTCCGGAACCGCCGGAGCTATTGGAAATTTTTGTCCGTAACTAATTACTTGACCGCCCACGGCGGCTCCCGTAACGCCGACGTTGGAAAAGTCTGGAACGTTAGTAATGTCGTTAATTGTTCCGGATCCGCCGACTGGAATTCCATTGACCGCCGATCCGCCGCCAGCTCCGGTTCCAGTAGCTCCGGATCCGGTTGTTCCCGTTCCACCGCCGCCGCCCGAAGTCGATGGAACGTTCATTGTTTGCGGAGTGACTGTTTTTACTTGTCCACGGATTGTTTCTTGCGTAGGCGTTTGATCGGGAACCTTTGTCAAGCCTTTCATCATGCTAGACGCGAGAGCTTGTGTCTCTGTCATTGATTTAGTCCAATTACGCGGATCAGAAAGAATCTTCAAGAGCGACAATGTGTATCCCAGAAATCCAATAAGATTTTCAAGTGCTCCGACAATGGTATCGATCCAGCCGATGAGTCTAGCTAAGCCCGAACCGGATCCGGTATTGTTCGGATCATTGAAAATTGTGAAAAGATTGCCGACTGATTTCGCTAATGACCTGAGAGTCTCGCCCATATTGAACGCCGCTAAGTCTGCTCCCGATAAACCTTTCTTTACTCCTTGATCGCCACTAAGTCCGGCGATAAGCGATGAAAATGCCGGAACGATTACGTCGTTAATGAAGTCGGTAAGTTTTCCAAGAGTAGGGAGAAGAGCCGTTCCGAGTGATTCTTTTGCTTCATCGAATCCGACTTTTATTCTTGCGATTTTTCCTGCGTAAGTCTCCGCGTTAGCGGCGGCGGATCCGCCGAATGTTTTGGTAAGAGCTTGCGTTACTTGGTCGAAAGTCATCGTCTTTAATTCGGCGGCTGATAATCCTAGTCCGAGTTTTCCAAGCGCCGCCGTATTTCCATCGTAGGCTTTTCCTAGACTATTCGCGACGGCTTCTAATGGCTTTCCCGTTGATGTAGAAATGTCAAGAGCAAGACTGAGAAGATCTTGCGCCTTTGTGATGTCATTTGTTGAAAGTGTAAGACGTTGAAGAGCTGGACGAAGCTTGTCGTCTGCCGTTCCAGTTGCGAGAGACATTTTGAGAATCTGTGCTTCAACGGAAGCGATCTGATCTTCTGTCGCACCTGTTGAAGCTTTGAGAGCGTTGGCGAGTTTTAATTGCGCGGCTTCATCTTCGATGGCGGCTTTGACTCCGTCGATTGCTAGTTTCCCGGCATAAAGAACCGCCGCCGCACCTGCCGCCGCGAATGCGAGTCCGGCTTTCTTTCCGAAGTCTGAGACTTTATCGCCGAAGCCTTGAACTTCACCTTGTCCAGCGTTGAGATTCTTTTTTAGATCGTCAATGTCTGCGAGTATGGAGAGCTTTAACGTGCGAGAACCTGCCGCCATTATGACCACTCCTTCAATATCTTATCGAAAGCATTCTCCCACTTGGCGATGATCTCCGGCTGTATTGCGCGAAGTGTCGGATAGATGAACCAGCCCGTAGATCCGCGACCGCTTGAGCCTGACCAGACCGGGAATTGCTTGAATTTATTAGATCCGAACTCTGTGCCAGCCCATAGCATTTGAGTCGTTGCGCCACCGGAGAATCGTTGCGTTGCGAAGCCGAATGAAATCTCACCGATCTTTGATGACTTACTGACACGGGATCCATCTGCGATTCGACTTGCCACGGCTCCACGTCCGCCAGCTCTTTCTTTAATCTTGCCTTGTGCGAATTCCGCGATTGCGCCCGATTCTTGTTTAGCTTGATTTGTAGCTTCATCGTCCATCGCTTTTAAGACTTTTACGATAGCCATGAGATCACGCTTTTCGTAAGAGATTGCGTCACTCGCCATTCCGCTTCTCCAATACTTCGTGAGCCGTAAGGATCTGCTCCGCCGTTGTCCATTCGCTCATCGGTATTCCTGTCGCGATTGCTAACTCGACAAGGATCCGATTTAGACTTCCGACGGGATAGCTTTTGGGCTATCGG